GTACACGTATATCAAAAGAACAGCTCCAACCAGAAAGACTATTGTCAAATCTTGCTGAAAAAGCATCGCAAGAAACAGGTAGTGTAAAACCATACGTGTCAGGTACTAACCCTAAATTTACTGCAACCGAGTTTACATTAAGGCTAAAAGCAGCAATTACATCTTGCATAATTAAAGCCGTCTCTCCAAAGACCTGAGTAACTACAGGTTCGGTTTCCTCTATTACAAGATCGGCTACAGTTACCTCGTAAGTAAATACAGTTACACCTGCATCTATAGACATACTTGTGACTTGAGCATATAGAAAAGGAAAGAGGTTTACATCTATCTTGTCTATATCCATTTGGTCTATACTATGAGTATAGAACTTTTGGAGTTGCATATGGTCTTCTACTATCTTTTTAAAAGAGTTATTTATATCTACGACTGTTTGCATCTATATTAATTTTATCAGACATTCCTACATCCTTCTCGTAAGCTAGAAAGGTAAGTGCTTCTTCTATATATATAAGGGTTACTGCGTCCATTTTTAATAAATCACCATCTGCGAGACTGTGGATAATTCCATACCACCCCCACTTATTTCCTACCTCACTCTCATCTCCTTCGGAAGTAAAGACGGAGGCGTATCTTTCACTAATGCCTCTCCTATACGACAAAAAAAAAGCATCGCACTAACCGCGACATCCATAGGGCAATCCAACATTATCTTGTTCTTTTTCTCAGAAGGGGCGTAGTCCTCTATAGAATACTCATACCCTTTATCCTCTTTTATGGGTCGGTATACCAAAGCCATAATACACTCTAAATTTTGGTAAGCTCCTTTAGCGGAGAACGTTTCTAAGTCGGCAAACTCACCTAAAGAAAGTTTAGTCCAGTCAGGTATAAATCCATACGTGACATCGTTTAATGTAAATCGGTTTTGCAAGGGTAGGTCTAGACTGCTTGGGTCGGGTGTCTCAAATAACCAGGTTACCATGTCTACTATCTTTTCTATGTCACTCCAACTTGCGTTCTTTACTAGGTCCATTTCTAAATCACAACAAGCGCATATAGTCTTTAAGGCTGCCTCCCTCGTGTCGTCAGTTGAGTCCCACGCTTTAATAAGGTTTTGATATTGTCGTATAGTAATATCTGAGAAATCCTCTGGTACGGTTACATTCATGAAATATAGTATTTTCCTGTTTTCCTTAAAATCTTATTTAGACAAACATAGCGCACCGCATCTATTAAGTGGTTGTATTCGTCTATAGGTGTTGAAAGCATCTTGCCGTTTTTATCTGTCTTCCACTTGTAGTTCCTAAATTCCTTTTGAGCGTTTAGGCTGTCGTGCTTTACAAATAGCTTGTGTCTACGCATCGTATCTATACCGACCCTTATACTATCTGTTCCCTTGCGTGCGCCTTTGATGTTAAAGTTTAACCTATGTATAGTCTCAATACTTTTCGGTTCTGCGGAGTCTGCAATAATTTCGTCGTGTCTTGTCACTCCATACTCGGTGAGCTTCTCAGCTATGTCGCTATTAGTTAGTCCCCCTTGGTAGATTAATTCCTCAATGTAGATTTCGTTATCGTGTAGGTAGACTTTTGCTAAAGCGGTTGGATCGTTTGAAAAACCGAAGTCAAGTCCAAATGCTACGAGCTTTGCACGTTCAGGTAACTCGGTGTAAATCTCCGTTTGGAATATCGTCTCTCTACTTTGTCCCCTTATTCCTAACCCATAAACCCTCCAGTAGTTCTCGTCGGTTTCCTTTAGCCTTTCTATCTCCTTAATTGTTTCCTCTCCGATATAGGGGTTATCTCGGTAGGTAGACCTGTAGAAGTTTGCATCCTCCCTTGGTATAACCTCATCGTATATCCAATGGTATTCCATACTTGGGTTAAAATCCAATATGAAGCGTTCTGAAGTTCTTAAAATGAGCTGACGGAAATCCTCCAACGACAGCTCTGAAGCCTCGTTGCAAAAACATATCTGTCTTTTCGCTCCCCGAATTTTGGAGGGTTGGTCGATTGAAATAAACTCCCATCTCGTCCCCCATAGGTCGTAGGTGTTCTCAGTCTTATTGTGGTACTTCTCGTTATAGTAGTTCTCAGTCTTTAGTATAAATATGAAGTCCCTTAAAACGGAGGCTCTGAGACTTGGAAAAGATTTACGTACTACGGTTATAGTGTACCCTGAGTTTATGTTTTCCAAACACCACTCTACAAGGACGGTGAGGATTGAGTAGGTTTTGCCTGACCTCGTTCCTCCCTGAAAAATAGCCACACGTTTCTTGCAGGCTTTAAGGTCGTAGTATGTTTTGGGTTGTGTGAGCATCTACCATACCGAAGCTAAGACTCCTATTAAAGAGAACCCAAGACAAATAGCGTTATTGCTATCAATCATCTCAAACTCTTTCACCTTGTATATTAGATCGGCAAATGAGAGTATGAAAATTACACCGAAGCAAAAGCCTTGTATCATTCTATAGAGTCCTTTTGGTCCTCGCGCTCTAAGACATCTGCGAACCAGGAGGGTTCTGTTTTAGGTTCGTTATACGTTATCTCTATGTCGTTTTGTTTAGGCATAAAGTAAGGAAACAAAGCAGACAATGCCTTGAGGTATTTCTCTGGACTATCCTCTCTAAGTAGCTCTAGGTTATCTTTAATGTGTTCTACCTCGCCTTTCATTACGAGCATGAAAATCTCCCTACCTTCTTTGGTAATTATGTTTTTCGCTCCTTTCGGTTTCCCTTGGGGGTTTCCTGACTCTCCTTTTTTAAACTTCATTTCCCTGTATATTTCCTGTATTTTACAGGTAATTATGTTTTAAATAGCGTCTAGTAAACTTAATTGTTCACCTCCTTTTTCAATTAACTTATATTCAGTTGTTCTATACATTACACCTCCTTCACCTCTTACACGTACTTTTTGAGATTGAATTTCATATCCCATTTTCTTTATGTTTGCTAAAGAGTTTGTTAAGTAGTGGTTGTTTAATTTCTCTTTTGCGTACCTCATAGTAATACTCTTGTATATCTTTAGATGAGATAGCACTCGGTAGGTATCGGTATCTTTATTCATTACGTAAATTCACAATGCTCTAAACAATCGGGGCAAATGCCCATATCGGTTTCAATTGTAAAAGCTCCACAGCAATCGCTTGATACTTCGCTTTCGTCATTCATCTATTTTGTCTTTAAAGTGTTGTATTACCTCTTCGGTCTTTTGCTTATAGTATTTCTTAAAGTCACCTATCTCTCCTTCCTGCTTCCATATTATATATAAAACATTCCTTAACCTCTTAGACTGCGACTTGGGTTCGTCGTAAAGATCGAGGTCTATACTATCCAGTTCTTTTATTTCCTCTTGGTTCATATCCTCTTGTCCTCGGAAATATAGGATTCCAAATTGGTCCGTCATGCTATCTATTTGCATGACCTCGGAGGATGATTTCTCTTGAGTAATAAATCGGAGACTTACCGTTCGATCCTTCCTTCTACTATATCCGTCTAATACGGCAGGGCATAGTAATTTCATTGTGTGTTTTGTTTTTGTTTATTTACTCATCGCATACTGCTTCGTATGATTTCTTTAGTTTTTTTAGGTTTGCAGAAACGCAAGACCCACAAGAGGAGGGACGTAGACTTTTACTAAATACGTTCTTATAAATTCCTCTTAAAATATCTTGCTGCTGTCGGGTGATATTATTTTTTATTCCTTTCAGGTTATCCTCATAGAGCTTTTGGTCCTCTGGGGTCATCGGTTGTGCGTATGGGAAAAGTTTGTTTAAGGCTTCTTTTCTTTCGTTACACCCACAATCTTCTCCTACGATAGCTTCAGCTAATTTTTTTATCCCTGTCTTCTCTGTAAATTTCTCTATAGAGTCCCCTAACCCTTTCGGAGTTTTCTTCGAGGAAGTCTTCCGTTTTTTTGAGGGAGGCGTGGAGGGTGCTTTTGGAGATTTTTGTTTCATTACTTAGTGTCTTTAATGAGTGGTTATTTTGGTGATAGATTTTAAATACTTCTCTGTCAAACCAGGGTAACTCTTGCAATATACAACTTACTTTTTCAATTGCTACATTAACATCTACCTCATTATCAACATATTCGTCTTCGTTACGCAACAGAACTAAAGGAAAGTAATGAGCTACTTTGGTGTTTTCTTTCTTGTATTTGTAGTAAAATCTTGTTGTTTTGCTAAAACTGCATATAGCTAAAGTCCTACATATATATTTCATTAACTCATCACGTTCACATATTTCATTGAACCGATCTGGGTTTTCTAGGTACTCTAAATATAAATCGTTTACTAAATCTCCTGCGTGTTCTCCTACCCTTCCAGTTGCGACTCCAATAAGGTAGTCGTAATTTTCCTCAAAGAATTTATTTATGCACTCCAAGGTCGTTGTACTTTTTAGTGAACGACTCTCGCATCTCTATAATTTCTTGCGTAGAGAATTTCCTCGTTTGGTTGGAGAGAATAAGAACCCTCTCAGCAGACCCTTCTCCGTAGTCTTCGTCTAGTCTACGTCCGTACTCCCATTGCATACCACTTTTGAACAGGTTGCATCCGACACATTGGGGTCTAACATTATATATGTTTTTCTCTTCGTCGTACAACCATCTAGTAGAGTATTTAGATCGGCTTTGGAAATGACCACAATGCATATTTTTAGGAGGCGATTTCTTACCACACGTAAAGCACTCGGTCAA